ATTGAGATGACAGACAATCTTGACCCAGCTTTAAAACCTTATTTGTTACAACCATCAGGACAGAACTTACAACAAGTGTTACAAACGATTGATAGTAAGATTGATGCTATAAACAGACTATCTCATGTGGGTGCAGTTAGAAGCACAAGTGAGAGAGTAGTATCAGGTGTAGCACTTAGAACTGAATTCCAATTACTTAATGCAAGACTAGCAGAGAAGGCTAGTTTAATGCAATTAGCAGAAGAGCAGATTTGGAGATTGTACGCATTGTGGCAAGATAAAGTATTTGATGGCAAAATTATGTACCCTGATTCTTTTGACCTTAGAGATTGGGCAACTGATTTAGAAGTATTACAACAAGCTAAAGCAAGTCAAATTAAGTCTGATACTTTTACTAAAGAACTAGATAAACAAATAGCTAGAACAGTAATTGAAGATGATGACACATTAACTAAAATTGATGAAGAAATAGATCAAACAACTACAAGGCTTGGCGAGTTTCCACAGACACCTATAGAAACTCCAACAGTTTAATATGGCTAAAGACCTACTGGAAAAGTTAGGAGATTATAGGCAAACTAGAGTTACTGATTTGTCTGATACTCAAGTAATAAGATTACAAAATTCTTTACAGGAATTAGAAAACTTAGTCATAGCTGAAGCAAGTAAGATTGACCCTAAAAGAGGTAGTTTAAAAGTAAGAACTACAATGGCTTTACAACTTAGACCTAAACTTAAACAACTTATTGAACAAACTTATTTAACTGCTGTTCAAAGTAATATAGCTGAGTATGATAAGTCTGCCAGTTGGTTATTAGCTACCTTCAAAGAATACCCAATACCAGCAGAGTTTAAAGAGATTACTGAATTAGATTTAACTACTATCCAACAATTAAAACGAGGTGCGTATTTACCCTTTGAAGATTTAGGTAATGAATTTGCAAATGAGTTAGCACAAGAAGTTTATAATAGTACTCTTACTGGAACACCTACCGATCAGATGGTTAATAATTTAAGAGGTAAAATAAATGGTATATATCAAGCATCAGATAATGAAGAAGCAGAAGAGTTAGTAGATTTTATTGCTAATAATCCTGATAAAGCAGAAGATGTTAAAACAGCTACAGAACGATTGCAAACTATTTATGGTAGAGATAGATTAGGTAATAACTTTAGAAGATATGCAACACAAATGGTACAAGATTCATTAATGGGTTTTGATGGACAATTTGCTAAGTATAGAGCAGACGAACTAGGATTAACTTCTTACAAATACACAGGAACTATTATAAGAGATAGCAGACCCTTTTGTAGAGCAAATGTTAATAGAGTTTTTACAGAAGAAGAAATAAGAAATACTTGGAGTGGCACAGTGTGGAAGGGTAAAGCACAAGGCGACCCATTTATTGTCAGAGGTGGTTATAATTGCCGACACCACTGGCAACCTACCAATCCTGATTGGGTAGATTCAGAAGGAAACTACAAATTAGATTGACAAACTCGGTAATTAAAATTAAGGAGTAAACATGGACGAGAATAAGAACTCGGTAGAGCAAACACAAGCTACTGAAACAAATGTGGAAAAAGTAACTGAAGTTTCTAAGGAAGCTGAAAGTAAAGTTGAATCTAAAGCATTTACTGAAGATCAAGTAGAAGCAATAGTTCAAAGAAGATTAGATAGATATAAAAAGAATGTATCTACTAAACTTGATGGACTAGATATAGATGAAGCTAAAAAACTTTTAGAAGAAAAGAAACAGAAGGAACAAGAACTCGCTTTACAAAGAGGCGAATTTGATAAGGTGTTGAAAGATACTGTATCAAAGAAGGATACTAAAATATCTGCTTTGGAATCTGAGTTACAGAAGATTAGAATTGACGAAACATTAGTTAATACTGCTTCTCAGCTTAAAGCGATTAATCCTAATGAAGTGAAAGCTTTATTAAGAAATTCTTTAAAGTTAAATGACTCAGGTAGTGTTGAGGTAGTTTCTGAAACAGGAACTCCAAGATACAATGAAAAAGGCGATATAATGAGTGTAAACGAATTAGTTGCTGAGTATCTAAACAACAATCCACATCATGTGGTTGCTACCCCAAGTGGTAGTGGTTCACAAAGTGGGATTGGTGGCAATACACTCAAGCCTTTTAATATAAAAGATTTGGATTTGAATAAAGCAGAAGATCGTAAGGTTTATGCAGAACACAAAAGACAAAGAGAGAGTGGTGGGTTGAAGGCAAATTTAATAATTAACAACTAACCATAAGGAAATATAATAACATGGCAGACGAAACAACCAGTTCTACACTAGCAGAACTATACACAGACGTTATACAAGAAGCGATCTTCAATTTTCAAGAAACTTCAGTAATGCGTCCGCTAGTAACAACTTACAATATAACAGGACAAGGTAAAACTGTTCAAGTACCAGTTTACCCAGCAATTTCTGCGGCGGCTGTTGCAGAAGGAACTGACCTTGCAAACACAGCGATTGACCCTACAGCAGTAGATATTACTGCAAGTGAGATCGGTGTAATGACTACACTTACAGACTTAGGTAGAGATTCTGCTCAAAGAAATGTAGGTTCAGACATTGGTAAATTATTTGGAGATGGTTTAGCTAAAAAAGTTGATTCTGATTTAGCGGCTTTATTTACTTCATTTACTGCGGCACTTGGTGCGGCGGGAACTGAATTAACTCCTGAACTTTTATTCCAAGCACAAGCAACTTTAAGAGCATTGAATGTACCAGCACCTTATTATGGTGTATTCAACCCTAAAGCTGTTTTCAACTTGAAGAAAGTTCTAACTAATGCTGGATACAGCACAGGTGCAAATGCAATTTCTGATAAAGGAAACCAAGCATTGAATGATGGCTTCGTTGGAAGAATAGCTGGAATTGATGTATTTGAAAATGCAAACATAGCTATTGATGGTTCTGATGATTCAGTTGGTGCAGTATTCCACCCAGCATCAATCGGTCTAGCAATGAAATCTGATGTGAAAATTGAAACTCAAAGAGATGCTTCAATTAGAGGAACAGAGATCGTAGCTTCTATGACAGTCGGTTCAGCGATTGTTAAGAATGACTTTGGTGTTAAAATCACTGTAGACTCTGCATTTTAATTAATGCTAATAATGGTGGGGAGTAAAATCCCCACCTTTTAATAAGGAATTCAAATGGCAAATTTTAGTACAGACACAGATTTACAATTTTACCAACCTGATATTTTAGAGTTTGGTATTACAAGTTTTACTTCTCCTAACGACTACCACGCACAAGCAAGAGAAGATATTGAAAGAGATTTAAGAGATAAATGGTGGGGTATCTATCAGAATAACATTACAAGAGATATTGCACACTTAGGTTCTATTGAGATGGACGGAACATTATTAACAGACGCACAATGGAAAAGATGTTCTGTATTTAAAGTTATAGGATTCTATGCAACTCCACAATTAACTAAGTTTAATAGTGATGAAAATAAAGACAGATTCCAAGTAATGTTAGACTACTACCAACAAGCATATCATGCTGAGTTTGGTGCAGTATTAAGAGATGGTGTTGAGTATGATGATAATAATGATGGCACTGTAACTACTGCTGAGAAAGAACCTTACGAAAGACTAAGACTTATCCGATGAAGATTAAAGCCAAGATTGATGATCGTAGATTAAGAAAAAAACTAGATCAGCAAATAAGAGATAATCCTAGACAAATACAGAAAGCTTTAGGCAGAACTGCTGAATTCTTAATGGGTTTAATTAAGCAAAGAACTCAAAGAGGTAAAGACGCAGACGGAAGAAGCTTTAAACCTTACACACCTGAGTATAAAGCATTTAGGCGAGAAAAAGGCAGACAAGCAAGTTTTCCTGACCTTAATTTTAAAGGCAATATGTTATCTAACATGACTCAAAAATCTACACCTAAACAAGCTATATTATTTTTTGCTAGTAAAGCACAAAACATTAAAGCAGTAGGCAATCAAAAGAAAAGAACTTTTTTTGCTGTTGGAGATAGAGAAAGCAAGACATTGATTAATTTCTTTGCTAAAGAGTTTAAAAAGGTTTCTAAATTAATATGAGCATAAGAGAAAACATAGCTGAAAATATTATAACTGTATTGAGTGCAGTATCATCTCCTATTACTTTAAAGAAAGTAACTAGAGAACC